GGCCCCCGTGGGGATGTACGAGGATGCGCCGGTGCCTGCTTCAAGCTGCGCACCCCATGCAAGGATGTCTACCGCGGTACTTGAAGAAGGATTCTCCACGTAGAAGAATCCCCGAAGGCTAGTCCCGGTGGTACTGACGGATTGGAACCGCTGCCATTGCGGAGTAACCGTGCAGGTCACGCCAACGCCATTTGCGTTCCACAGGTTTAGCGTCTGGTTGCTTGCCGTGTTGCTCTTCAACCAAACTGAAGTAGTGAACGGAAGGGTGCTGTAGCTTGCTGAAGCGTCGTAGAAGACACGACCATTTCCCGTACTTGCGCTATAGGACATCTGCAAGCGGGTGGCTGACAACGCAACACCATCCGGACCCGTGGCATTGTTTGCGTTTCGGGTTACTGTTCCGCCCGTGCTCCATCCCGTTCCCGTCAACGTCAAGCTGTTCGGGAGATAGTTGATCGCGGTTGCCTCAATCAACAGCCCGCGGGGAGCCAGCGTGGTGGGGTCGTATTCAAAGCGAGCCTTTGTACGGTCATTCGTCGGTGCAGCAGCCATCGTCGTGACGTAACCCTGAGAATTGATGTATGTCGCAGTTGTGCTGCGCGTGAACGTCAGGCGCGGGTCGAGGACGCCCGTGGTGAAGTCGAGCGAGAGCGTGGAGCCGTCGCCGCCCTCCACCGGGAGCGTGCGCTGCCGACAACGCTCGACCGGGTCAGAGCCGAGCAGCCATGTCCGGTTGCGTGCGTGCATCAGATGAACCCGATGAGGGCGTTGGCGGTCGGGGTGCTGGACGCGGTCATGGCGATCTCGACCAGTTCCGCACCGCACAGATCGACGATGATGAACCCGCCATGCACGGCAGCGGTGTTGCCGTTGTAGATCTTGCAGTCACCGAAGTTCTTGACGTAGGTCAGCCCGAGGAACTGGTTTGCGCCGTTGACCGAGGTCGTAGTCGCACCATTGGTGACAGTGCAGGTCGTCAGCAACTGCGGACGCCACTGACCATCGTCACCACGGTTCCAGCCGATGACGTGCAGGACGACCTGACCTGCGTTTGCGCTCGATGCCGTCTGAATCTTGGCGTAGTTCAGACGCGCTCCGAGGACAATCCGCGCGGTCGCCCCGGACGTGGTGGTCACGGGAGTCGTCGTCGTGTTGTTGCGAACCGTCAGCGAGGACGGAAGAGTGATGTCGGACGGAGACGCCACCTCCATAGGGGCAGTCAGCGTCCGGGTGGCGGTGATCGTGGGATTCAGTCCAATGAGGCTCATGGTCGTTCCTTACGAGGGATTCTGCACTGGGTTGAGGATGATGAAGCCGGGGCCGTTCCGGGTTCCGGAACGCCACAGGTTCGGCTGTACCTGACCGAAATGGCTCTGCACCATTCCGTCCTTCTGCTTGGCCGCGCCGAAGATCGGGCCAGCCTCGATCTCCGCGAACCGCTGGCTCTGCTGCCCGTCCTCGTATGCCTCCGCTACGGCGCGGACATACGAGATGAGCGTTGCCTCGACGTGCTTCGGGATTGAGATGACCTCCGAGGTTGCCGTCGAACTGGTGACGGACTGCCACCCGGTTCGGTACAGAATCTTCAGCGACTCCGCGCTCGTCGGCGTCGGATACAACTCCAGACGGAACGACTGCGTCGGGGCAATCGTGGTCGGAAGCACCGTCTTGACGTAGGCGCGCCACGTCAGATCCGGGTAGTTGGTCTGACGAGCCGTCTCGACTTCCTCCGGGGACTGGATCCACAGAGGCTGATCCTGCTTCCAGACCTGCGTCAGTTCAGCAAAGTCGGACGGGAGCGCAACGTAGGACTGCGACACGACCGTCGTGACGGTCGAGGTCGCCTCCCGGAACTTCCACGGGTGGGTGAACAGATGTTCACCTGCGGTGTTGATGATCTCCGCCTGACGTTCCGCGACGGTCTGCCCGGAGGCCGTCGATGGACGACCGCCGATGGCAAGCAGGACGTGGTTCTTGAGATCGCCGTAGGTAAGCATGGGTAATTCCACTGGCCGGGTTTCCCCGGCCAGTGGTGAATGGTTGCGCTATCAGGTGCCGAACGAGATGTTGCCGTTCAGCAGGATGCGAGGAGCAGTTGATGCTCCAGCAGTACCGACGAAGATGCCAATCTTCGTGGTAACCGTAGCGTTGCTGACGTTTCCAGCGGTGATTGCACTGGCAGTCAGACCGACTGCTTCACCAACGGCATAGGTGAGAGAGGCACTGGTTGCCTGCGTGATTCCGGCAAGCATCACCTTTCCAACGCCACCAGCAGGAATCGCTTCCTGCGCGACCCCATAGATACCGCCGCTAGAAGCGGCAGTCGTAGTGGGAGCGAGAGTGACGTTTGCCCACTTGGAGTTTGAGGCCGAACCGAGTGACGCATTGCCAGACCCGGGCTCTTCGCTCGTCTGCGCAAAGTCAAGACGAACGAGCGCCCACTGGGCGATAGCAGACGAATCCTTGTTGCGGAACGACAGAATGAGGGGATTCGGCTGAATGCCGAGCGTTCCGTGATTAGATGCTTCAAGAAGAACCGACATGTGAGTATTCCTTCCTTGTGAGGTAAAGGGGGCGGGATCGCTCCCGCCCCCGTTTCATAATCAGGTGGTCTTGACCGGGGCGACGATGCCGTGACGCTGGCGACTGTTGCAGAACAGGTTCCACCAGCAATCGACGGGCTGCACCCAAGTGAACGGCTGGTTCGGGTGACGCATCACGTCGTGCTTCTTCATGTAGCGGGTGCTGTGGAAGATCGGCGTGAGGTACTGGCCGTTGACGAACCAGAAGCGCGGCCCCTTGTCGATGGTGGTCAGCGCCGTCTCCGAGGCAGTGATCGACGAGGACAGAGTCGCGCCGTCGCGGCCCGACTTGTCGTCGGTGATCGTGCCAGCGGCAGACGGGAAGATCGCCGCGTCATCGAGGTTCGAGCAGTACTCGACCGGGATGCCCGAGAACGTCGGGGTGTTGTAGGCGCTGTCCTGCGGGCTGACGAGCATGTCGTTCGACGCACGGAGGGCGCGCTTGTAGGTGTTCACGCCGAGACGGGACGCGAGGATCATCTGGCGCTGGAAGTTCGTCTCCTCGAAGTACTGACGCTGCGTCAGCGGAGCCTTGAACTGCACCTTCAGGTACATCTCGTCCATCGCGGTGAACATGCCACCGACCTGACGGGTTCCGGCGTTGTGGTTCGAGTAGGTGAACGAAGCCGGAGCGGCGTTCTGGGTCAGAGCGCGGTCGTAGAACGAAATCTGGTTCGACCACCGGGCGTCCGTGGTGGGGTTGATGCCGAGGACGTTCGTCCATCCGGTCGGAGCGCCACCGCGCTCACCGAAGGTGGTGACGCTGTTGATGATCTCGGTGATGAACGCGGGGAGTCCGTAAGGCTCCTTGCCGCCCGTCTCCATGTTGCCGTAGTTGCCGATGTACGGCGCCCACAGGTCGTTCTCCATGCCGTTCAGCATGGAAGTCCACATGCGCATCTCCTTGATGCGCTTGAGGCGCTTGTACATGACCTTGGCGTCGCCGTCGTTGAGTTCGACCTCCTGATCCGTCCACGACATGTAGTCCATCGAGAAACGCCAAGGCGCGGTCAGGGTGTCCGTGACCTGCGGATTCGACCAAGTGAACGTGTCGTTGGGCTGGTACTTCTGGTAGGTCGAGGCGTCGTCGAAGACGATCACGTCCTTGATGGACGTACCGCCCTGAACCAGCGTCTCGCTGGCCTTCTCCTTGAGAAGACGGGAGAGGACGTAGTTGTTCTTGACGGCCTCGTTGATGACTGCATCGGCGGACTTCAGGTACGCAGGGCCAGTGCTCTGCATGAAGTCATTGAACTGGGTGATCGAAGGCATGTGCCTTCCTCCTTACTTTCTGGTTGCTGGGCGGAGGCGCGTGCCGCCGCCAGAGATGATCTGGTCAAGGATGTCGTCGTCCTCGTCGCGCGGAGGCGGCTTCACCGGGGCAGGCCCACCCTTCGGGGCGGTCGGCTGGTTGGCACGCGGGTTCACGGGCGTGGACGGCTTCGATCCAACGATTGCCTGATAGGCAGCAGCGGCGAGTGCATCGACGCTTGCATATCCACCGGGCGTTGCAGCCCCGAGTTCCGACATCTTCGCCACGACGGTGTCCCACGACGGAGCCTTGGCTCCGTACTGGACTCGCAGCGAGGAATCGGCGGCACGGGCCTGCGCAAACAGCATCTGCTCCTGCATCTGCTGCTGCTGGGAAACGAAGGCTGCGCGGACGGGAGCGACGAGATCCTCGCCGTACACCGCCGCCATCTGCGCGAACGGATCCGCCGGGGTTTGCGGGACTGCAGGCGTGTTGGCCTGCACCGCCGCTTCCGGCTGCGCGCTCGCGAGACGTGCCTCCAGTTCCTTCAGACGACCGCCATACGAGTCAACGTCCTTCTGACGCTTGGAAGCAGCCTCTGCCCACTTGGACAGGGTCTCCGGCGTCGCGGTGCGGATGATCTCGTCGGGTACGCCATCCCTCTTCAGGATCTTGGCGACCGCATCACGGTCGAATGCGGGAGTCTCCGAGACTGGCTCCGGATCGGACGAGGACGAATCCTCGTTGGATGCCGGAACTTCCTCTGCGGACAACTCGTCGAGCAGTTGCTGCAGAACCAGATCGTCATCGTCCATCGGTTCAGCCTGCTCGGCCTCGATGGGTTGCGTCTTGTCCTGCTTGACCTGCTCCTCCGCCCCGCTGGACGGAGTCTCGGCCTGCACGATGGGTTCAGCGTCGCTGTCCATGTCAGTCCTCTGCTCGTACATAGCCGTGCCGGGACGCTACGTTGCGTTCCTCGCGACGGCTGTGGATGATCGGATGCCCCTTGGCGTCGCACTTGACTCCCGGCAGATTGCGCGGAAGTGCATGGCTGACGTAGGGATAGGTTCCCGTGGTGAAGTTCGGGCTGATCTGCGACGCCGAGGCGACGCGGACGATCGTGCCGAACTCCGGATGCTCATACGTCGAGCCGATCGCCGGGACGTCCCGCATGGCGAAGACGCATTCGACGATGGTTCCTTCGGAGTTGACGAAGTCGTATGACGGCATCACATTCGGCTCCGCGCGCTCTGGAGTGCCGCCTGCGCGGACGGCGGGACGGCGGGAGCCTCACCAGTAGGAGACGGCTGCGCAGCCGTTTGCGGAACACCCCCCCCTTGCGGATTCTGGGGAGCCGCCATGGACTGCTGCACCTGCTGCATCTGGCTGTCGTCGATGAACTCCGACATCTGCGGGACGTTCTGGGCGTCCCCGAGGAAGCCCAGCAGATCCTTCCACTTGACCCACGGCATCATGGGCATGGCCTGCGCGGCCTGCGTGACGACCTGAAACGTCTCCACGGCGCGGCGCTGGGCAAGCATCTCGCTCGTCCGCTCCATGCTGTAGGCGTCCACGTCGATCTGCATGTCCTCCCACGCCCCCACCTTCAACCCGCCGACGAAGACGGGATCGATCAGTCCCATGGCGGCGGTGTCTTCCCCTCCGACAGGGAGCGTCACGCGACCGTCATGGAACATGTACCAGCCCACGTTCCGCAGCACGAGATCCATGCTGTCCTGAAACGCACGCTTCAGGTGGGCAATCCGCATGGTGCTGGCGGACTCCGCCACCGCGACCTCCGTCGCGCTCGCCGACCCGGCAATGTTGCCGCGCATGGCGTCGGACATGCCGAGCGCCCTGTCCAGCCGCTCCTTGGCGGTCTCGACCGACTGGATGTGCTGGTTCGTCGAGCCGCCGACCTCGACGGGCTGCAGGCTGCGAGCGTCAAGTCCTGCCTCCGCAAAGACATACATGTCGGGGGCGTTCACGACGTCCTGCAGGAACTTGGGGTTCTTGGCGTCGCCGACCAGAATCCGCTTGTACCGCTTCTGGTTCTCCTGCTGGCTCTTCGCCATGTCGTTGCAGTACTCGATCTGGTCGCGGCAGGCGACGATCGGGGAGAGCGGATAGGGGTCGTTCGGGACGCTGAACGCGCCGAACACCGTGTACGGGCCAGTCGAAGGCCCGTAGTAGGGCAGCGGCCTGCGGATGAACTCGCACTGGCAGTTGTCCGACCCACCCTGATACTTGGCGATCGTGTAGATCGTGCCGTTGAACAGCGCCGAGTCCGTCACGTCGTCGATCAGTTCCGCAGCCATGGGATCCAGTTCCGGAACCCAGATCTCGTAGATCGCGAGTTCGTAGCGTTCCGGGATGTCGCGGCTGTCGCGCAACTCGTCCACGCCGTTGTTGGTCGCAAGACCCTCGATCGCCTCCTTGTTCCACGTCTCGTCGAGTTCGGCACGGCGGAGCAGATCCTCCTTGTCGCCGACCCAGACATGCCCGAAGAAGCGCGCCTCTTCCCAGTGCATCGCCGCAGGATCGATGATGAATCGCGCAGGATCGATGCGGTAGACGCGGGGAAGGTAGGGGCCGTCGGCGTCCCACTTCCGCTCCGCGCCCTTCGGCTCGTTCACCGTCAGCGCCACGCCCCAGCCGAGCAGCATGTCCGTCGCGATCCGCTCGATCGTCCCGCGCAGGCGGGTCATCTTCGACCAGCGGTTCAGCGCGGCCTTCATCGCCACGCACGCGGTGCGCTGCACCTGCGGTCGCGCGCTCGTCACCCTGACCTTCGGGTTGTCGTGGATGATGCGCGGCAGCACCATGCTGATGTACGAGTGCACCGCGTTCTCGGGGTGATCGACCCCGTACCCGTCGCGGTAGCCCTGACCGCAGAACCACTCGCGCAATTCCTTCGGGGTCTGGAGATGCACGTCGCGGAAGTACTCCGCGCGGTCGATCTCGTCGCGGATCTTGGAGATGTTGGAGAAATCAAGCATTGGACTTCACCTTCGGCTTGGCGCGCGCCGCCTCCAGCGCGAGCAGCGACGCCTGCAGGGACATCACCCGTGCCTCAAGCGCGGACACCCGCGCGAGGATCACCGCAGACGGAGGCGTCTCCGGCTGCAGGCGAGCGACGTTCATCGACTCGACCTGACGCATCACCTTCTCCGCCTCGATCGGGTCAAGGTCGATCTTGATCCCAGTCGAGATCGTGACCCGCACCCGACCGCCGATGTCGTCGATCTGGTCGATCGAGTCGATCGGGAAGTGCGTGCTGCGGATCTTGATGAACATCAGCGACCCTTCCGTCCGGCCTTCTTGGCCGTCTTCTTCGCACGGGCGGGAAGGCTCTTCATGGACTTCGTCTTGGAAGCCATCTCCTTCGCGACTCGCGGGTTCTGCGCGAACATGTAGCCCTGCTGGGCCTTCGACTTGAACGGCATTACTTCTTCTTCGCCTTCTTCATCATCGGCTTGCCGGACTTCTTCGCGGCGGCAGCAGCCTGCATCTTGCCCATCTTCGTGTAGGGGAACGACTTGTTTCCGACCTTCGGCATGACTAACCCTTCTTCCAGCCGCGCTTCATTGCGGCGTAGGACTTCGCGCTGACGGTTGACTTGGACTTGGGGCGCGAGATCCCAAGTTTGCGACGCTTGTTGATGTTCCCGACCAGCGAGTTCTTCTTCACTGTCGAACGCTCCATCCTTCAGGTGCAAACACGCTCTTGCCCTGATCGAGCATCTGCCGTGCATGGGCGATTGCCTTTGAGACGATCGCACGATTCGGAAACTCGTCGTATTCGGCGGCAGTGAGCAGTTGCTTGATTTCAGAATCCGACAGACCCGGAACCATCGTCGGGATGTCCATTTGCTTGCCGTCGATGTCAACGCCGATGGAATACTCCGTCACGTCCGACCCGGAAGCGGTCTTGTACGGGCCAAGCCATCCCGATCCCTTGCGCGTCCCATCCGGTCGCGTGGTGCTTGGGTCGGTCTTCGACAGGTAGAAAGGAGTTTCCATCAGCACCCCCATCGCTTCCGCGCGGCCATGCCGCGCTCACCCTTCCACGACCGACTGCGCGCGCAGAAGGACTTGTGGCGGGGATCGTTCTTGTCCTTCGTCGGAGCCTGCAACTTGCTCCCGGTCGCGCGGTTGTACTTCGCCCGACCCTTGGCCGTCAGACCCGCTCCCTGCGACACGGGCAACTTCTCGCCCCTGCCGACGGCCAGCGACGGGCCACGCTTCCTTGCCTTCGCCATCAGTCGTCCTCCTCGTCGATCTTCGGCAGGAACGACCACACAGGGGTCGATTTCCCGACATACGCCGCCACGATGTTGCACTCCAGATGCTCCACCGCGTCGTCATATTCCATCCCTTGATCGTTGACCAGCACGTTTATTACACGGTGGGTGTCGTAGACGACCCGGTACGCGCCAGTCTTCAGGTCGCGGGTCAGGCCGATGACCGCGTCGTCCAGCCCGTCGGCGAACAACGTCGTCACCTCGTTCTCGTCGATCCATGCCCGC